TTTGGTCTCTTTTGCCTTTAATGCTGGGTTAGGAAACCTTCAGCGCAGCCAGATCAGAATCCGCGCCAACCGAGGTGAGTGGGAAGGCGCGGCTGAGGCACTTATGGATTGGACGAAGGGCGGCGGGAAGGTACTGCCTGGCCTGGTGAAGCGCCGCGAGGCTGAGAAAGCTCTCTTTCTGTCAGACGCTGCCTAGAGTCAGGCACGACGCGCTCCTCAGTCGAGAAGCGATGCTCGTTACCGCACACGCGAGATCGCCGGACGAACTCGTCGCTCGGGCGTGATTGCTTCACTTGCGTCCACGCTCCGCAAACCGGACACTTCATTTTTGGGTCTCCATCCGTGTTTTCTCCATGTGTCTTGAATGCTGGTGGCTGCTGCCGGTATGTACTTGAATTTGGGGTCTAAGAGGCTTGGCTTCATTTGACTGCTTCCTTTAGGATTTCCACTCGTTCTCGGGCCGCGCGTAGCATCGTGTAGCGCTGGTGAAGGCGCTGCAAGATCGTCACGCGCCGCGCGCCGATACGCTCGTCGTTGAGCATTTGAAGGACTTGATCCTCCGTCATCAGGTTAAGTTTTTGATTTAGTTCGCGCCAGTTCATGTTTCTTCTCCAGTTGCTCAAGCGACTTCGTGAGCCGCGCCAGTAGTCGCCCTGCTTGGTTGTACTGCTTGGTGGCAATACGAAGCTGGGCCTTGGTCGAGCGAATTCGCTCCCTGATATCGGTCATTTAAGACTCTCCATTGCAATGTCGCTGACGCTGCGCTTGTCGTGCAGCGCCGCCCAGATTTTCTCGTCCACCGTCTTGTTAGCCAGCATCACATAGCACCAGACTTCTCGCTGCTGGCCGCTACGGTGCAGGCGTCCGTTGGCTTGCTCGAAGAGTTCGAGGGACCAGGGCAGACTGAGCCAGACGATGTGGTGGCCTCCGTGCTGGAGGTTGAGTCCATGTCCAGCGGACTTGGGGTGTAAACATAGCAAGCGTACTCGTCCGGCGTTCCAATCATCAATGCTGTCAACTGTTCGGGCGTGTGGGAAACGTCGCTTGAGTTCACTTAGCTCCTCTACGTAGTTGTAGAAAACGATGGTGTTGGCCTGCTGGTTCTCGGCCAGCAGTTCTTCGAGCCGGTCAAACTTGTGCGTGCTAAACCAAACCGGCTCGGGAGTGTAAACGAATCCCGCAGCCATCTGTTGTAGTTTTTGCGTCACCACAGCCGCGTTGACAGCCACGGCGGTAGCGTCCGGGAAGCGCGTCACAAAGTCTTTCTTCATCGCTTCGTAGGGCGCGCGGTCGGGCAAGTCCATCCGCACCTCGACCGTGTGCATGGGTGGTAGCTTGTCCTTGTACTCGCCAGGCTCTAGCACGAAGGTCGCTGGCTTGATGCGGCGCATAACCAACTCCAGCGAGCCAGGGCGCGGTTGCCAATCGCCGTACTCGCGGTTGACGAGGTAGAAGTACTGCTGCTGGAACGCGCCCTTGGACCGGCCCAGCAACTGCTGGTCGATGATCTTGCATTGGCCGAAGACATCCTCTAAGCCGTTGCTGGTGAAGCTGCCAGTCAGTCCCCAACGGACCTTGCAGTCCAGCACCTTGGCAAGCGCTTTGAAGCGCGCGCCAGAGGGATTCTTCAAGCGCGTCAGTTCGTCGAACACCACGCCGTCGAAGTTGAGCTTCTGCGCGGCGAGCCATTGCAGGTTGTCGTAGTTGGTCACGACGACCTGCGCGGCGCTGTTGAGCGCGGCTAGGCGCTGCGCTGGCGTGCCAACCGCCACGGCCATCGTGACGCCTACTGCCCACTTAGGCAACTCGGCTGGCCAGACGCTGGTAGCCACGCGCAGGGGCGCCAGCACTAGGAAGCGCTTGACATGGCCGTGGCGCAGCATATCGTTCATCGCCGTCAGCGTGATGGCGGTCTTGCCTGCACCGACCGGCGCCAAGATCATGGCGCGGTCGTGTTCGTACAAGAAGTCAGCCGCCTGGTTTTGATACGGTCTTAGGGCGAGCATTTGCGTTCCCATCTGGTACGAGCCGTATCGGCTGACCCGATATCTTTGCGATTACGGCTAGGGGCGTCCCATCCGGCTCTCGCCGGAAGTTGTGCCGCAATCTCCCATCCGGCCCCACGCAAAGAAGCGCCGGATTCATCGTGCTGCGTATACGTCACGCACTTTGTGTATCCAAGTGCCGTGGCGGCGCGGACGACGGCGCCGTACAGCATGGAGTTGGCATTGCGAGTTCCGTCCGTGCAAGTGCGAGTTACTTCTAGCGTAAGCCCGTCGTCGAGCATCCGTGCCACAGGGCGGCCTGCGATAGCAACGCCAAGCAGATTTTCATTTTCAAATAGTCCGACACTAAATTTATGCCCAACGGGAGGCTTGTTATGCCGATGATGTTGGCGCACAAATTCCTGTGCGGTCTTAAGAGAGACCGGGCGAATTTTCTTTGATCCATTCATCAACGTGGTCCTTGCTCCACAGGCAGGCGTAGTTCTGGCGCATCCGGGCCATGTCGGATTGGAAGACCTTTTGTAGCTCGGACAGCCGACCGCCTGGCGCCTTGAGTTCAACGAACCAAGTAGTACCGTCTGGCAGGCATACCACGCGGTCGGCCACGCCGCGATGCGCGGGGCTGGTGAACTTGTAGGCCATGCCGCCCAGCTTCTTGACCTGAGCGACAAAGTGCTTCTCGATAGTTGACTCACGCACGTAACAACGCGCTCACTTTTTGCCGGACTTCAGCCGTTACGGCGTGACCCAGGTCTTCCGGGTCGATCAGGCGCGTCAGGAACGAGCGCAGGCGCTGTGCCTCAAGTTCGGGCTTGAGCTTGGCCTTGATTGCGTCGATCAGCATCGCCCGATCGAATGCATCCTCAGGGCTGTCCTCGATCCAGCGCAGACAGATCGCTAAGAGTTCTTTCTCAGTCGGCATGATCTTCCTTTACATACTTTTTTGTATGCTGTGGAGAAAACATCTCGCACCCATCCTCGATCATGTCGGTTGACACGAAATACGCCTGTTGGTACGGGTCGGGTTTCGTGCCGCTGGCCTCGTTGCGGTAGCACTCAGTCCTACGGTTGCAGGTAGTCGATGCACACATGGTTATGTCACTCATGCTTCCCCCTTGCGCGGATGGCGGCGGCTACGCGGTCTTTAGCTTGCATAGTGATATCGTCCTGCTCGCCAGATACAGGCGTCTCAGCAATAACTGCACACGCCTCGCGCTCGGCCTCCACCGCCCGCCGAGTCTGCACACAGGCAAACCGCTGGCAATCAGCATGGCATGAGTGAATCTCGGTGGAGAGCAGGTAATCGCGGTGAAGTTCAACAAAACGACCAGCCTTTTCCATTGTTGGATGCCAACCCAGAACCCCGGGCGATTCCTCTTTCAACATTTCTGCTTTCTCTAACAAGTCAATCAATTGTCCCGGGGTCATTCCATCTCCTTTATTTTTTCTGCCAGCACCCTGATGTACTCGCGTGCTTGTTCGACAGGAACTTCGGCGTGGTAGAAAATTAGCGCCGCTTCCACAAGTTTCGGGCTTTGTGGGGTGCTGGCGAACACCGCCCACAGATACTCTCGTTTTGCGCTCATTTCAAACCTCCATACATTGACCACTCTCTGGCCTTCTCCACCATGAACAGCCCCTCGGCCCGGGTCATTTTGGATGAGCGCACAAACAGTTCGCCTTCCCAGTCGAAAGCAATGATCATCACATCGGTCAGGCCACCATCCTCACACATATCCAGCGCGGACTTGAGCGCCTGCTCTGGGGTGTAGTTCACGCTTGCGGGTAGGCTGATTACTTTTTCGTTGTTCATCAGTACCCCCACCGGATTCGAAAGCACACCAGATAGAGGTGCAGGACAAACTCATTGCCGCCGCTGAAAAACCCCACGGCAAAGCACGGCCATAGGCGCGGGAAAAACTCGGTGGTCAAATGCAAACTTTTTCTCATGATTTCTCCTTTGCTGCGGCGATGGCGGCGATTCGCTTCGCCTCTGCTTGTGCGCCAAGCATGGAGCCACTTGCCGGAATTAACTCCAGCGCCTCCAGCAGTTGCTCGTTTACACGCTCCAACTCGGCCAGCTTCTTGTCTAGCTCGGTGTTCTGGTCGCGCAAGCTCTCGTTGAGTTCGTGCAGGCGGCGCAGTTCGGCGGCGGCTTTGTGTTTGAAGTCCATTGGGCCATTGCTGGCACCGTCCAGTTCATCAGCCAGATGCTTTACGTTTTCACGCTCGCAGCCGCTACGTTTGCAAAACCCCCCGCACGATGAGCATTGACGTTCAGTCATTCCCCACCCCCGATCCCGTGCTTGCGCTCGATGGCGCGGCAAAGCTCTCGCACATAAACACCGAGCGGCTTGCCCTTCTCTCTAGTGCGGCAGTAAACGCGGTTTTCGATCTTGTCGAACTCTTCCTCCGTCAGCGGCTGGCGCTGGGGCGGGGTTGACAGAAGCTCCTCATTGCCTTCGCTGTCAATGCTCCATGACGCGCCGCAAACGCACAGCAGTTCGTGAGGCTGGCGCTGGGGCGGGGCGGTGTAGAGCATCGTGCCGATTGGAATTGCATCAACATCTTCTTGCTGGTAATCGATGGCGTGTTTCTCGTCAGACAAGCTTCCTTCGCAAACCCACGCCACCGGCTCCTGCTTTTCGGCCTGCTCAATGGCGGTGCGGAGAGCGGCGATGGCGTTTTGTCGTACTGGCAAAGTTGATTTGTGGGTAAAACCCCACTCGTCAGCAAAAAACTCCAGCGCCTCGAGCGCCTGCTTCATTGCGTCGATGCTCATTTCCATTCCTCCTCGTCCTTCTTGAGCATGGAGTCAAAGTACTCGTGGGCTAGGTGTACCAACAGTCCACCAACAGCGAATCCAATGATGAGCCCAAGAAAGAAGTCGATCATTTCTTCTCCCCTTTATTGAACGTGCCTGCAAACTTGTTTGCCAGCGCCCACACGTCGAGCAAGCGGATTACCAGAATCTCCCGGCCATCAGAATCCTGATAGAGGGTTTCGTACAAACACTCTTGCTCCAGCCAAACGCAGAACTCGGGGTAGCTCATCTTTTCGCTCATTCTTGGCCCCCGTGTTCGTGCCTGAACTTGCTGTTCAGCTCCAGCATCTGCACCGCCCGGCGCAGCGCTGCAGTCACGTTCTCGATGGATTCGTTCGTGACCTCCTGCTTCATCGTGACCTCCGCGCAGAACGAATCAAACGCTTCAATCGTAAACACGACCGTTTCTTTTTCCTCGTCGTACGCCTCGATCTTTACTGGATACACCTTAATCATTTCTAAACTCCTGGTTGATTAACTTCATGCCGCCGCCCTGGATTTGGATTTCGCCCACGCAATGTTGCGTGACTGAATCCACCTAAATGTTTTTGTGCTGGTGGGAATGGTTGTTTGCTCCACCCCACGCGGGAACACGCCGTACATTTCCTTGTACTTGTGAGCAACCCATCCATCCTTGTAGCCGCGCATACGCGAGTAATAGAGCAGCTCCGAATAAAACTTCTGACGATCCTGCAGCGGATTGTTGGACTTGCCATCGAGCTCGTGCAGCTCTCCCGCCACGCTGGCCACGTTCTTCACCGGGCGCTGATACCCGCAAGAGAGGCAGACGTTGTCTTTGCCAATCCACAGCGCCGCGCACACTGGGCACTTGGATTCCTTCTTCTCCTTCTCCGTGGGCTCTTTCTTAGCCTTCTCGCCGTCTTTGGCTAACTCAGTGACGCCGTTATCGAAGAGATCGTCCCAGTCCCCGCGGAACCGCAGGTAGTTGCCCGAGTGGTCGAGCCACACGCCGAACTGCTTGCCCTCGAAGGGGCGCATGATGCGACCCATCTGCTGGACGTGAGAGCTGAAGGATTTCGAGAACGGCCTGGCAGACACGCCAATCATCACGTCAGGCACGTCAAACCCGCGGGTCAGGATATCGGTGGCGATGAGCCCATGGATTGAGCTGTCAGGCTTGGCAAACTCCTCGATGGTCTCGCGCTTGAACTCGTCGTCCTCTTTGTAGGAGATCGAGACAAAGTTATAGCCCTGCTCTTTGAACTGGCGCTCCAGGTCTTTGCCGTGCGCTACGCCTGCACAGAACACAACCGTCTTCTTGGGCCTGCCAAAGATTCTGTTAGTCTGCTTGATCCACTCGGCGACGATGTCCCCGGTGATCTTCATGCTGCGCTCGCTGACCACGTCCTGGGACCATTCGCCGGCCACCTTCTTGGCCCCGGTCATGTTGATCTCTTTGGCGATGAACACCCGCAGCGGGGTCAGCCAGCCATCCTTGATCAGCTCACCCGTGGGCTTGGCCCCGACCACATGGGTGTAGACATCCCCCAGGCCTTTGGTGAACGGCGTGGCGGTCAGGCCGATCACTTTGATTGTGGGGTTGTCCTTGATCCACTTGGTGGTGCTGGCACGCTGGACGTGGCACTCGTCGATCATCAGCAGATCGATGTCCATGTCGTTCTGCCGGCGCTCCAGGGTCTGTGCGCTGCAGACCTGGATGTTCTCGTACGGGCGATAACGCCAGTGCCCAGACATCATCACCCCGTGCGGGATGTCGTACTTCGATAGCCGCAGGCTTGTCTGGTCCACCAGCACGATGCGATCCAGCACCATGGCGGCCTTCTTGTAGCCCTTGGCCACCTCGGCCATGATCGACATGGCCACCTCGGTCTTACCAAACCCCGTCGGGGCATATAACAGCTGGCAGCGATGTCCACTCTTGAATCCATCGCGCAGCTTCTCGACCACCTCTTGCTGGTGGGGTCTCAACGAGAGCATGAAGTCCTCCTACCGGGAAAGCGCCCGGCTTCGCATCAAACAGTGGCTGCTTTTTCAGCCTTCTCAGCACGCTTCTTCCAGTAGTTCACCTGCTTCACAGCCTCGGCAAACTTGTTCTGGAAGTCGTTTCTGGAGATGGTCACGGCTTTGAGCTGCATCTCCAGGTCTTTGACCTCCGCACGCAGGTCGTCAATCGTCGTCGTGACCTGGGCTTTGGCGGCATCATCGATGTCCATGTCCACAATGGCCAGCTGGTCCTTGAGCTTGGCGTTCTCCTCGGCGATGGCCCTCATCTCTGTGGCCAGCTCTGCCATCCGATCCTCTTCGGTAACCTCCGCGGGCTGCTCAGGCTCGGGCGCTTTGGTGCTGGGCTTGGCAGGCGGGGGCGGCGGGAGCTTCTGCTTCTTGTTGAGCTCCATGGCCTTGCGGATGCGGCCCACGGTCATGTGGGACACCTTGCAAATCTTGGCGATGTCCCGGTCAGAGCTGTCTGCGTACTCGATGTCTTCGAGGAGGGAGGCAACCACCAGGCGCTTCTCCTCGTTGGTGCGGGGCAGGCCGTGCTCCGAGTTGGCACCGCGGGAATAGATGAACGCATCGCGCTTGGTGCCCGTGTGGACTTCGCACTCGATAGAGCGAATGGCAGCCCGCTTGTGGGCATGGTAGCGGTGGAACCCATCAGCCAGCCAAAGATCCTTGCCGTCGTTGAAGACGACCACAGGAGGCATTTTCCCCCCGTCCAACAGCACCTCGGTGTACGCCGTGACAGTGTCCTCGTAGACCTGCTTGCGTGATTGCGTACCGCCGTCGATGCGGATCTTGTTGATATCGATGGGTTTGCTCATCCTCACTCCTTAAAAAATTGGAACTTGTTCCACCCGTTTGGCTTGCACCACATATATTGTACCAAATGCATCTGATGTGTGCAAGAGTCAAGCTACGCCGGGTGACTGGGGGGCCATCATCTTAGGCTTCTCAGTCACCGTGCCCGTCTAGGGGTTAGCCCTTAGACCAGCAGCCGACCATCACTGGGCGACCCACCATGGGTGGTTGAGTCATCGGGAAGGGTGCTTTGGCTGTCACGAGTCACCCCTGCCTGCGCGAGTCGCTCAACTACGCTCGCACGCACCGGTTGGTCTTGCCGGCACGATTGTCTTTTCTTCCGCGCCACCGATTTCAAGTGCTTGCTGACGGGCGGAGTCCGGCTGGGTGTGGAGGGTGGGAACTGAACTGCTCGCATGAAGCAGCGTTCTGTGAAAGTTACGGAGACCAAGTCACGGAGCTAACCCGTTACCAGTCCAGTTCCCGAAAAGCAAAAAGCCGTTAAGACAGACCCCGGTGGAAACCCACCCTCTTTTGGAGGACGGCACCCCAGTCGGGGTCGGAGTCTGACTTAACGGCTTTCGTTGCTTAGGTTTCCACGCCTAGCTGGGTGGATTATACCAACACAGCTTCAACGCGTGTCAACTATTTTTTTCCAACACGGCTGGGGACTCGTCGTGCGTCCTTCGATTAGCGTGGCGACACCGGCCACATCCCCATGCGTCTTGGAAAAAGTCCCCCCACCTTTCGGCGAGGGGGAACTCAACAAGAATCAACCATGATGCGGCAACTGCAATCACCGCGGCGCTACTGTATCAGATCTGCTGGCGGCCGTACTCTGCAAGCAGCGCAGCCTCGGCCCGCCCGTCATCCTTCACCCGCTTGAACGACCCGGCAAACGCCGGCCACATCCCCATGGCCATGGACCGGCTCGCATCCTTGCCAGAATCGAGCTGCAGCGCTTTTTTCCACTTGGCTGGGGTGACAGTACTGATCTTGATATTGTTGCCCGCCAGAGCCCCTTTGACGATGCCAAACGCCTCCCCGAAAGCGAACATCGAGCTGACCCCCTGGCCCGGCATCGCTGTAACTTGTTCCACCCAAGCGTGCGCCTCGCCGGAGTACCAGCTCAGGTCATAAGCCAGCAGCTCAGGACTGACCCTGGTCTTTACCGCCTTGCCAACCTGGACCTGGACCACCGGCATGTCCAGCAGCCGCACCAGGCTCCCGTTCATGTTCATGATGGCAATGGCTCCATGAGCCCCCGGGTCAACCCCAATAATAAATTTCATAAGAGTCCTTGCAACACATGAATTGGTGTGGGTATAATGTCCCCTCACTTTAACCCAAGGAGAACCTGTGAAGATAGTTTTTACCAAAGCCGAAGTCGAGGACATCATCCTCATGCACGTCCGGCGCAAGTTTGGCATTTCCATGGACCGCGTCGATCTGTCCTCCTACATCGGTGACTTTTGCGTTGTCTCCCAAGTTGAGGAGCAGGTCAAGCTGGTGAAGGCCACCGACATTGAGGACACGTTCGGGGCCGCCGTATGATCATCACCAACAAGTTCAACCTGCCTCAGACGTTCGTGAACGTCATGAAGCGCCCCACCTACAGCAAGGGCAGGGCCGCTCTGTCGGCCACCGAGCTGATCAACTCCCCCCGCATTGTGCAGCTTCGCAAGGCCCACGAGGCCGAGCTGGAATACGACGTGTCCGAGATGGTCTGGTCCATCTTTGGCACCGCGGTCCATGGCGTGCTCGAACACGGCAAGGACGAAAACCATATCGTCGAGGAGCGCCTGCACGCTGAGGTCGATGGCTGGTCAATCTCCGGCGCGATTGACCTGCAGCTGATTAACGAGGATGGCACCTACACCATCAACGACTACAAGACAACCGGCGCATGGGCGGTGATGAACGAGAAGGCCGACTGGGAGCACCAGCTCAACATCTACGCCTGGCTTGTCGAGAAGGTCAAGGGCGTGAAGGTTTCCAAGCTGGAGATCGTGGCCATCATCCGTGACTGGTCGCGCCGCGATGCCGCGGTCAAAGCCAACTACCCTGATGCCCCCATCAAGGTGATCCCGATCCAGCTTTGGACGCAGGAGTTCCGCGAGCAGTTCATCCGCGACCGCGTCACGCAGCACTCGAACGCGATGCTGACCGCGGAGCTGGGTGAGACGCTGCCCTACTGCACGCCCGAGCAGATGTGGGAAAAGCCCCCTGTGTTTGCCATCATGAAAGAGGGCAACGTCCGCGCAAAGAGCGTCCACGCACTCGAGTCCGAGGCAACCGTGTCACTCGAGGATTTGAAGAAGACCGCAAAGAAAGGAGAAAACTTTTACCTCGAAGTCCGCAAGGGCGACCGCACCCGCTGCGAAAACTTTTGCCAGGTGAGCAAGTACTGCGACCAGCACCAGGCATATCTAGCTTCCAAAGAAGGAAATCAACCATGAAAGAACTGCAAGAGAAAGAGCTGAAGAAATTGATCACGTTCCTCGACGCGATCAAATGCCAGTACAAGATCATCACCGATGATGGCCAAACCTTCATGCGGGGCAACGTCGTTCCCGAGCCGAGAAAGAAGCGCAACCTGTCGATGCCCTACGGGGCCATCGCAGCGCACTTCAAGCCGTTCATCAACGTCAACGCCAATGTCGGCGATGTGATTGAAATCCCCTACGCAAACATCAATCCCGCTGTCCTGCGTGGCGCCATCTGCAGCTACCTCGTGAAGCAGTGGGGCAAGAAAACCTACACGACGATGCTCGCCAAAGAAGGCGTGCAAATCATGCGTACTGAAATCCCGGAGCAGCAATGAGCGAACAACCCAAAAGCGACATACCCTCTGTCGCCGCGCCTTTTGTGCTGAAGGATTCAGTCATGGTCGAAGGCGTGACCGAAAACTTTGTCTGGTACGAGGCGGAAGTCATCCTGCGCCAGATGGAACAAACGCAATCCCGGCTCAAGAAGCTGGTGTCGGTGATGGAAGCCCGCCACAAAGAGCACCTGCGAATCATCAACGGTTTGCTCGACGAATTGTCCCTACTCAAGAAAGAACTCAATGACCGTCCATAAGAAACTGATGGAAGCCCGCATCAAGCTGCAGGGCATGGAACTTCGCAAGTCTGGCGAGAACAAATTCGCCGGCTACAAGTACTTCGAGCTGGGCGACTTCCTGCCCCAGACCATGACTATCTTCCACTCGATTGGCCTGGCCAGCGTAGTGAGCTTTGATGCTGAGTTTGCCCGCCTGTGCATCGTTGATACCGAGGACGGCTCAAGCATCACCATCACCAGCCCGATGGCCGATGCCAACCTCAAGGGCGCTCACCCGATCCAGAACCTGGGTGCGGTGGAGTCCTACCAGCGCCGCTACCTGTGGCTGGCCGCGATGGAGATCGTCGAGCACGACATCATTGATGCCTCTGCTGGAGCTGAGCCCCCGCCCAAGCCGGCACCCAAGCCCCTGCCTAAGCCCGAGCCCAAACCTGAGGCTAAGCCGGTCGAGAAGGTCACCGCCGGCACACCAGGCGAGTGGCAGATCACCCTGCGCGAGCGCGAGGATGGTGACTGGGCGCAGGCTATCGTTGACGCTACCGACCTCGCCCTGCAGCTGGCCAAGTCCGAGGCCGACGTGCAGAACATCTTCAAGGTCAACCGCATCCACTTCAACCGCCTGAAGAACGAAACCCCGACCATGTATGACGAGGTCTTGGAAAAGTTCAAGCAGGTCAAATCCAAGTTTTCACAGGAGTAAGTAATGGAATATCAAGACCAACCCAACACAGGCAAGCTCTTTACGTCCACGAAGCGCAACGAAAAAGCCCCCGACATGAACGGCAAGATCACCATCGAGAAAGACCTTCTCCTGGCCATGATCGAGGAAGCCCAGGGCGAGCCCACCATCACCATCAAACTCGATGGCTGGCGCAAGAAGGACAAGAACAACAACCCGATGGTGTCCCTGAAGGTCAACACCTGGAAGCCCGCTGCTGCAGCCCCGGTCCAGCAAGGAAAGGATCCCTGGGATGACTGAGATCAAGAAGCGCCGCGGACGCCCGCCAAAGGCTCAGCAAACCCCCCCGGTGGTTGACTGGGAGGCGCTGTCCAAGCACCTGCAGAAAGCCCTCGAATCACAGATCGAGGAGAACAACGTCCTGATCAAAACCAACGAGCAGCTGTCCAAAGATAACCACAGCCTGTTTGCCATCGTGAGCTATTTGGAGTCACGCCTTGACCGAGCCAACAATCCAGTTTGAGGCAGTCAAGGCCGGGCTCAAGCAGTCCAAGGACGGGTACATCCTGACCATGGCTGTCCACCCGGACGAGATACCTGACGATCTGGTGCGTGACTTTGTCGGCTCCAGATACGTCGTGGTCATGGTGCGGCTCGATGAGCAAGAGCAACCTATGAACCGCGGCAACGAGTTCCCAGGCGACCACGCAGTTAAGATGGCCGGCATCCTGTGCCGCGATCCTGACTTCTGGGAATGGCTGCACGCCAAGGAATGGCTGATGGAAAAGACCGAGGCAGCTTGCACCGAGTGGCTCACCTCGTACCTGAACATCGAATCACGCAAGGAGCTGAAGACTGACGCTGAAGCCCGAGAATTGTTTAGCCGCATGAAGGCGAGCTTTGATAGCTGGAGGAAATCGTGAAGAACCTAGTTCCATACAGTGTGTACTTGCCTGTCGAGTACCACGACAAAATCAAGGAGCTTGCCAAGGAGCGCAAGGCATCGAGCACGGTGCGTGACGCTATCTGCATGATCCTCGACGGCGATGACAGCTACAAAGCTGGCTACAACAAAGCCATCAAGGACGCCATCAGGACTATCAAGGCGTGCAAGGACATCGAGATCATTGCCATCCGCGGCAAGTACCTCGACAACTACTTGGCCGAGCAGCTGGAGCAGCTGGAGCCATGAGCGAGCACGACGAAAACCTGCGTGATCTGGCCGCCATGTTTGCCATGGCTGGTCTGCTCATGCGCGGAGAGTTGGGGCCAGGCCTGACCGATATGGCCTACGACCATGCCGAGGACTTCATGGCCACCAGGGCCAATCGCCCAGAACGTGGGATCGCCGCGATCAAACGTGGCCGCAAGAAGAAAGAAGCTGAAGAATGATGTACCGCAACCGTAAGCTGCTGGACGCGGCCAGAGAGCTGCCCTGCCAGCACTGCGGCGTGTCTGACGGCACGGTTGTGGCTGCTCATTCCAACCAGCTTCGAGACGGAAAGGGGCGGGGCATCAAGGCTCACGATTACCGCATCGCAAGCCTGTGCTACCGCTGCCATTCCGATCTGGACCAGGGCTCCAACATGTCAAAGCAGGAGCGCATTGATATGTGGGAGGAAGCCCATCGCAAAACGATAGGCCTCCTCTTCGAGCGCGGCATCATTGTGTTGCCGTAGACATATCCTCGTTGAACCGCGTCATCATCCGGTTCTTCTGCTCCTTCAGCCGCTTGATCCGGTCTTTGGTGAAGTCGGTCTCAGGCTTATCCTGCAAGTCCTTGATGGTGCGGTTGAGCTGGCTGATCTGGTTTTCCAACCTGTTCGCCCGGTTAATCAGCCGCGTCTCAGGGTGATCCTGCTTGTACTCTTGCGGGCTGACCTTGTCCTCACGCATCCGCTTGATGGTGCCCTCGTGCTCCGCCAGCTTGGTCACGTTCTTGTAGAACTTGTCCGTCACCGCTGAAGGCGTGGTGGTCTCACCGTACAGCTTGCCAAGGATCGGCACCTTGTACGGCGGAATCTCATCTTCACTGCCCAAAGAACCCAAGAACCTGGCCGCCCTCGAAACCTCACGGCCCACGCCACCCGTGTACTGAGCAATGAGGTAATCAATTTGGTCTGCCGTGGGGCTGGCCAAACCGATTCCATACGCACCGCCGCCAGACATGTAGTTAATTGCGTACGACATGCCCTGGCTAAAAGCCGACGAGCTTTCCCGGCTGCGCTCATATCCAGGCGTCGGGCTGGTTGCCCTAGCTTCCTTCGAGATCGGGCGACCAAACGCGTCCTTGTTTTCGCCAAAAGCAGCTATGAATGGATCAATGATTGTCGGCGTAATTGTCTGTACCAAACCGCTCGACCCAAACGGGTTGAAAGAATCAGTGACGATCCCAAACAACTGGCCCATCAGCTTGCCAGCGTCCTTGCGACTGGACATTGCAAACTCGGTCATCGTGCGGCCCACGTTGGGGAACACGTTCAGACCCAGGGGCATCGGGATGATCAGGTAGTTGCCGCTGCCAGTGAATAGATCAGGAATGATCAAGTTCTTGTTCTTCAGGAACTCTGGCGGCTCATCTTCATCAAACCCAGCCATGGCCAGCGCCAATGCCTGGAACACCCCGATAGCGATACCGCCAGCGATGATGCGCTTGCCGTGCTTGGACAGCTTGTAGCGGCCATCAGGCGTGCGATCCACCAGCAGCTTAGCCATCCGGGCAGAGCCTTGCACCGACGCGTTGAAGAACGCATACAGAGCGCCAATCCATGTGCCCGATTGACCCTTGCGGTTGAAGTTCACCGTCAGGTTCTTGGCCAGGCTGGCAGCCCGCTCTTCAGTCAAGCCCTCGTCCAGAGCCGCTTTGAATGCCGACAGGCGAACGGCGTTTTCCATGGCGTCGTTGTAGTCCGACAGCCAATCAAACACAGCCTTGGCTGCTTTGCGTGCGTTGCCAGCATCAAGATTCTTCAGCTCGCGCTGGATGATCGTTGCCTTCTCTTTGCTACGGCTGAACTGCTCGCGGTACCCGGTCTGTCCGCCAGCTTTTTGGAAGCGCTCAAACAGGTCAATCCATTCCTGCATCTCAGGGGTTGTGGACCCCTTTTCACGGAGGTCACGGTAGATAGCCCGCAGTGCAGATAAAGAACCCCAGAACACTTGCAGTTTGCGCTTGGCAATTGGCGTACCGCTAAGGTTGATAGCGCCAGCCGTGGTATCGCGCACAAAGTTCCATGCACCAAACACCGGGTTGTACTGGGTGTTGAGCGCCGCATAGGTGCGGGTCAACTCAGCCACTTTCCCCATGATCCCGGACAGCTGCTCCGCGTCCATGTTGGTCAATGCTTGGACCATCCGGAGGGCACGCGGGTCACCAGGGTTGAAGAAGACGAACCGGTCTTCCCCGTTGATGCGCACGGCAAACACGTTGTCCGAGTTGCGCATGTTTGGGTTGACTTCGTACGTAATCTGGCCGGTCTGCTTATCAAAGCGCGGCACCTTCGGCTCTTGAATAATGCTGTCTGCATCATCAGGAGTGAGCCCCAGGTTGATCAACTCCTGGACGAGCTTCTTCTTGCTCTTGATGGCCGACGGATTGACCGCCATCCAGAAGTCCGGGTTAGGACTGGCAATCGCCATGCCGTACAGTGCGCGGCCAACCCTGGCTTTCTCCGACCGAACAATGGCCCGCTCACGCTGCAGAGCAATGTTGCCAAAGATGTCCACCACGGTTTTGAGAGAGCCGGTGGCAGTCTTTGTAAACCGACCGCGGGTGCTGAAGCCCCGGCCCATCCCGCTGGTGCTTGACACAAAGTCCAGCTCATCCGGGTCACGGTTGAGCGGCACATACAGCGGCTGGGTGTCACGCCACTTCTGGATTACCTCCGGCTTCTCCAGCCCGGTATCAACCAGCAAGTCCTGCGTGCCTTGGACAATTTTGTCGATGTCCAAAGCCAACGCCTCGAAGGAAGCCTTCTTCTCAGGGTCGAGTTTGGCCATATAGGCCGCAGCTTCATCATTGAAGATGCCAGAGCCGCCGTCGGGCATCTGCGCGTTGCGCGTGGCAATCAAAGCGTTGCGGTCAGGGGCCGCACGGTTTTGCAGATACTCCTCGAACTCATCCAGCGTAACGCCAAGACCCTTCATGTCTTTGAGCAGCGGCTGGATTTCCTGCTTCAGGAAGTCCTGCGTCTGCTTGGCCACGCGCCCGTGGTACAGCTCCTCCTTCATGTACGTATCGAGGCCATCCTGGATGTCGCCGATCTCGTTTGAGACGGCTTCCTGCATCCGCTTGGTATCGACGTGCTTGTCCTGGTACTTGTAAATGAAGTTGTCCAGGCGAGACTCGTTGGGGGACGTCCAGGTGGCCAGTGGGGCCGGGCCGCCCTTGTAGTTGCGCCTGGTGTTGTCAATGTTAGCCAGGGGGATGGACACCATCCCAACGTAATCAGCCAGTACGCGCTTGGTAACGCGCTCCGCCCGAGCGTTCATGATGTCATCGAACGTGCGATGGATTACGTACTGGTTATCAAACCCGATCAGGGACTTGAGCCCCTCGTACATCTTCTTAATTGCCAGAACAAACCGATCCCAGGCGCTGCCGAGCTTGCGCTTCATCAGCTTCTCGGCATTGACAGCCCAGTACTCCGACGGGTTCAGGTACTGGTAGTACTCCATAGACGGCAGCGCATCAGTAGCTGCGTCATAGGTTTGTTCGTTGGGGTTATTGATGAACTCCAAAACCGCAGCAAAAAACTTTTGGCCGGCTTCTGTCTTGTCCTTGCTGGCTGCTTGCTGCAGCTTCTTCATCCAGTCGTCCACCACGGCCATAGAGGCCTCGTCCGACATCATCTGTTCAAGCGAATGAACGATCTCATGGCGGGCAGTCATGGGATCAATAACGCCGTTAGTGCCTTTGTACAGGCGGACAAGGCGGCCCATTGCAAAGAACTCACCCATCACTTGGCTAATTCTTCCCTCTCCCCCCTGCTTAACGGACAGCTTGAGCTGCTCCAGGACAAACGGGAACTTCCTGTACAGGGTTTCAATGACGGCGTACACGTCATCACTGATGTTGCCATCTGCCCACTCATCCGTAGCCTTGCGGAAGAAGTCCCTTGCCGAGCGCTTCTCTGGCTTGGTCATATCGACTTCTGCCTTCAGCTGCTGGAGTTCATTGGCCAGCTGCTGCATCTCGCGCTGCTCTGACAGGCCGGCTTGCCCTTTTTGGAACCGCTTCATGATGGCGGCCCGACGCTGGCGCATCTCCTTGTACTTGGCAATCAGCGCCTTGCGGTCGAACACCAACGCTTCCGTCGGGTTCTGCATGAGCATCTCGGCACTAGGCTCGATGTTCCTGAGAGGGGTTTGGAATGCTTCGCGGGCCTCTTGCTTGTCGCTCACGGCCACGAAGGATTCTTCGCGCTCCGAAATGATGTATTGGATCGCCGACTCTACATCGCCGGCGCCATAGACCATCACATTCATGGACGGTCCGCTCTTTACGAACTGCCCCGTGCGCTCGATCAAATCCTTATCCAGGAAGTACGAGCCACCTTCACGCTTGGAGCTGGGGACAGTGACCCGATAGCGTTCCAGCCCAACACGTTTGATTTTTAGCAAGCCGTTATCTGTGCTGACCTCGGAGTTGACGCCAAACTTTTCGAAGAACGCCATTACCTTGGCCACGCTGCTGAGCTTGACCGGCGCGTTCTTCTGCTGCTTCTCGAAGTCAAACGTGCGCGGCATCAGGATGCCCTGGCCCGTGGTGCCGTCTTCCTTCGTGTAGGTCAGGATCTGCCCTATGTTATCCACGGCAGCGTAGCCGGCCAGGATGTTGCCCGTCACCATCCAACGCTTCTCGCGGCGGACGGTTGCACCCTTGTCAAACAGGTCAATCAACGGGATGCGCTCGGCCTGCAACGTCTCAGGGTTGAGCCACTGAACTTCGTAGTCCTGCCTGGCCAGGGTGTAGGTGGTCCCAATCTGGGAGAACGACACCGTGATTGACTTGTCCTCGCCGTTGGCCAGGGCCAAGGTCATCTTCCAGTCAGAGCCAGCCACCGGGTTCTTGGTCTTGCCCTTGTTTTCGATGTTGGTCACCACCCCATACATGAACACGCCTTTGTTGTTCTTGATGGAAACTGGTGTGCCAATCGGATACGTGTCAATGACCGTCCTGATGTGAGCGTTTTGAGCGTTCAAATCATTCTTGAACTTCTCAATAGCCACAGGATTTGGCTCAGGCGCCGCCTGCATTTCGGCGACACGGTTGCGGCCATACTCGCCAGCTCGCTCCCTGACGTTCCCCAAAATGCTATTGCGGAACTCAGATGTGGTTAGGCCTTGTAGCTTTTCTTTAACCAGCTGCAGAACTTCCTGCTTGGAAAACGGCTTGAATGTGCGTTTAACGTCCACCCGCTCCATGAAGGCGGGTTGGGCAAACACAGACGGATCGCCCTTGTCCTCAGTGATCTGCTTGGACTCAATGGTTTTGGCATCGAGGTCTTTAGCTTTGGCTTCCAACTTGTTGGTGCCCATGCTGTCTTCGCGCTCGATCAGCTCGTTGTAGCGATCAATCAGGTCTTTGTAAATTTCTTCCTGCTGCTCGATGGGCAGAATTGGAATGTAGCCAGTGAACTTGCGGATGTCGTCTTCGTTGGCTTCGGTCGGATCTTCCGCCAGCTCGACCACAACTTTCCCACCGATAGCAGTGTAGACATCGGGGTTGTCGCGCAAATACTCTTGCACAACCTGGCCGCCGTAGTCGTTCATGAAGTCAACGGCACCTTCAGCGGTAACAGCGGATTTGCGAGACGCCGTGGTATTGGCGTTCAAGCTGGCCATCTTCTTGAGCAGCACGGCAGCCGGGCGCATCTCTGCAGGGATGTCGGCCATCATCTGCGAGTAAGCCGGGGCAATAACCTGTCCCGTGCGGTGAACACGGCCCAACATCTGCATGTGGGTATCAATGTTCTTTTCCGGTTGGACAATGATCATGTGGCGCTTGCGCTGATCTTTGACCTTGCTCGAAGCGTGCAACGACAGACCGGTTGAACCAGCCTGGTTCAGGATGATTACATCAGCAGCGCCGCTGTTAAACGCCTTTACAGCATTGACCCGTTGGCGAATGTCAGATGACCGCTTTGAAAGGATGGGTGCGCCAGACTCATAGCTCACCACCATATCGCGGCCAGTGATCTCCTCCGTCTTGTACCCCGCCTTGCGAAGCTCGGCATGCATGTAGTCAATCGGACTGATCGGAGCGGATCCAAACCCAGCGCCCGCAATGAACTCCTTGATACGGTTGAACTCATCAACAAGCTGAGGGCCAAGGTCTTCGTCAGTCAGTCTGTATTCTTCTACTTTGCCGCCCGGGCGCTTGATCTTGATCATGCGCTGCTTCTCAAGATAGCGCTCGTACAGATCAGCAAAGGACAGCTCGACTTTGTCGCCAACCGACAGGTTCATGTCGTCGGCATAGGTCTTCAGGAATGAGCCCATCGTGTTGCTGACGGTCATAACGACCTTCTCGCCAGCCTTCAAGCGCTCGATGGCATGACGCACACTGTCCTGAGCTTTGAGCGACAGCAGCATCTGGTCAATCAAGTTGTGCATGATTGAGCCAAAGTTGGCGCTCTGCACCTTGGTTCTTTCGCCTACTTCGCCGAGCTTGGCTCCCTGCTTGTCGAACTCCTTTTGGATGCCCTTGACGACGGCTTCCTTCATGCGCGAGAAGGCCAGGATGTCGCGCATCGAGGTGGCCATGTTCTCGGCAGTTTGCTTGTCCACCTTTGTTTCCTGGGTGTCGTAGGACACGCCAGCAAAGGTGCGCTCGCGGCGAATGTACTGGCCCACTTGGGTCAGCATCTTGGCCACGGCCTGCTGCATCGGAATGCCGCCGTTCTTGATGGCGTCAGCCAGGTCAGAGATCTTGTCTACGGCCAGCTTCATGTCCGTGCTGGAGTAAAGATCCATCACGTCCGGGCGCTTAGCGTAAGTGGCCGATGAGAAGAACGTGCCGAATGCCTTGCGGACCAAGTCGCGGACAAACGCCGCACGCCCTGTGACCAAACTTTCGCCGTTCTTCTCTTTTTCGCGCTGTTCTTTGGTTCGAGCCTGCTGCTCTCCGGCGCCGCCAGCGTTGTGGCTTTCGTCGAAGATCATGTAATTGGCTGCGCCAAAGTGGCTGACAAACCGCATGCGCTCCGTCATCTTCCCTTTGACAGTTTGCAGCTGGCTGTATGTGGTGAAGATGACTTTGAAATCGCCCAGGCTGTCATCAGCCTGCATCTTCTTGAGCACGCCCTCCATGGCCGCCCCGGTTTTGGGCGCCTTGAGCGTCAGGTTGTTTTCCGTGATCTCGCCATTGACCGTGCGCAGCAGGGTGTACGGAATCTTGGCGTCAGAGTTTGTGATCAGGATCTTTGGCTTGGCTGTGTCTAGCGCCAGCTCATCGGTCATGCCGATGTCGTCCAAGTCGCGGATCATGTCCGAATACAGGTTCGGCTTTTCCGTGACGAAGATTGGGATCTTGTCATTGACCAGGGCGTAACGGATCATGCCGGCCACAACACGGCCCTTACCAATGCCCGTTTGGTCGCCAATGATGAAGCCCTTGCCTTCCTCAGCGTTTTTAATTGCCAGTGCTAGCGCATCAATCTGCTCGGCGGAGAACAACTCGCGCACCGTCTCAGGATCCATTTCCAAAGACGTAGCGACGTAATCATCCAAACTGCCCTTGTCGGCTTCAACCTTTGCCAGCGACTGCTCAATCGAATCGGCCATGGCGCGGGGCACAAGAGTGCCGACCGAATTGGCCATTGAGTGCGGGTTATAAGTAACTTGTCCAGCCGTTTCGGTTTCCTGGCCAGCGCGGTCTGTTAATCCAGATCCGACCCGCTCGCCTGCGACAACGCTAACTCCACCCAGAGGTCCAGGTCCGACTCCTTCAGCGCTTCCTTTGCGCCCTCCAGGGGTTTGCTCACCTGGGCCGGCCACTGCTCCGCGATCTCCGACAGGTTCAGAAACGTCCTGAGCTCCAGGTTGTGCTGCACCAGTGAGGCTCCCAGTTGTTCCGGGTCGTCCACCTTGGGGAGCCCCATCTTCAGACACGCCAGGTTGGACGCCTCTAGTGGGTCGTCCTCCGCCAGTGCCAGATCCACCACCCGGTCGGCCAGCGCCTCCAGCCACTCCTTCTTCTCCAGTTTCCCCGCCTGTACCAGGACCGCTGTCAGTTGCGCTGGGGCGTTGAGATTCTCCGGGTACCACGCGATCATTTAGCTTCTCCTTCAGTTGTTCGTAGGACGTGATCAGCTGCGGCAGGTCAGCCGCGGGCAGGTCACGCTGCGATTTGCCCACCCCGTCAATCACGATGACATCAACGGGGTAGGTGGTTCCTTGCTTAGCGTACAGGTTGCCGCCAGCAGTAAAGTGATCGACGACGTTGTACTTGTTGTACAGGTCGTAGTAGAACTCGCGCTTGGCCTTGCCGCGATAGCCTTCGCGCCGGCCTTCCTCAGTGGTTGCTTGCACGCCGCCAAGGATCAGCACCGCCCGGCCATCGGGCATCATCGCCAGCAGAGACTGGTTTGCAATGTCGTGGTCGATGTTGCTGATGTCGCCAACCTTGCCAAACGGCGGGTTCTCGATGACCACATCAAACGATCCAGGCTTGACCTTGGATTCCAAAGCATTGCCTTGGGTAACCGTGGCGTTCGGGAACAGCTGCTTGAGCATTGCGAACCGGTCGTCGTTCAGCTCGTTGAGTGTCAGCTTGCCCTCAGCGGCACCGATCACCAGCATGCCGTTGCCAGCAGTGGGCTCGTAGACCGTGGTGTCGTTCGTGATGCCGGCCAGCTCAGACGCGATAAACGCCAACGGCGCAGGGGTCGAGTAGGCCTGGTTGGCCACGCTGGTCGAGGTGCGCACGCCCAGGTTGGGCTGGCGGTTATACAGGTCCACCAGGCGGTCATAGATAACCTGGGGGCTGCGGCCCTGAGCCCGGCCTGCCTGGATGATTTCCCTGGCAGCCATAACCACGGCGGCCTCGACCACCTCGTCGGCGACCTTGGCGTCAGTAGTGCCAGGCTCGATCTTCTTTCCAGTCAGCTCTTCAATGAACTTGCGGGCTTCGACAATTGACTTGAACCCATCACCGCCGATCAAGCGGTCGCGCAGCTGCTCAACTACCTTGGCATCAGTAATGCCAGGCTTGGCCGCAGGAGCTTCCTCTGCAGGCGCTTGCTCGGCTTCTTCCAGCTCATCCAAGGAATCAACAGAAACAACGTCCTTCTTGCTGCTGGCTCCCTGATCCTGATACTTGCCGGCCATACCGATGTACGCGCCCTGCAGGTGGTCAATCGTGATCTCGTCTGCAACATCCTTGCCCAGCTTCTGGCGGATCAGGTTCATCACGTACCTGGCCGCTTCCTTGAACTTGATATACCCAAGGCGGAAGGCCGCGTCCATGAGCTTGGTCAGGACGGGGATGAGTTTTTGCTCTTGCTCGGGAACGATGTTCAGGCGCGTGCCCTTGCCAAGGATGTCACCCAGGTCACCGAGGGCGTCCTCGATATCCTGCTGAGCCTTGGCTTTGGCGGCGGCCTCTGGCTCTACCGACGGAGCTTGCTCCTTCTGCGGCTTGGCCGTCTTTTCCTCACGAGCACTAATAGCATCTGCAGCTACTTTCGTAGCATCACTTACTTCTTTGTCTGCTTTATTAAGTTCTTCCCTTGCTTTAATTAAGCGAGGATCATTTGTTGGCAAAGAATTACTTAGCTTGTCGTCTTTTGCTTGCGCCTTTTTTAATTTGTCCAAAGCATCTGCTTGTTTAGCAAGTGCTTCATCAACTGTAATTTCTGGGGCTTGCGGCTTCGCAGCTTTGCGCCGGTCAATTTCAGCTTGGATATCTCCGGGATACAGCTGAGAAACTGGCGAATCACTCCGCTCCTTCATCGCCGATTCAAGCTCAGCATCCGTTGCTTCGCTCAGCAACTGCTCAGGTTTTTTGGGCGTTGGCTCGCGCATCTCACGCAGGTCAACGCCAAGCATTTGCCCAAGATCTTGCTCGGCCTGCTCAAACTGAGCAAAGTTGGCTCGCTTGTAATCTTTGGTAACCGCTTTGAGCTGGTTGGCGTAACGCATAAACGTTCCCGTCAACCTCATCATGTTTGACTTTATGTCTAGCAGATCTTTTGGAAAGCGGGCATCAACCTCTTCCAGTTGAACGCCTTTGTCTGCAAGTTGCTTGACATAGCCATTGACCTTGTCCAGAACCATTTGCTGGACATCTTTGGGCACAACATCACCCGAAGCATCTTCATACTTCGTTTGATACAGGTCGGCAACTGTACGCATGCGCGGCTCGACCGGCTCGTTGGTCCCGGCCTCAGCCCCTTTGATGAGGTTGTTCTGCCTGATCAACCTGCTGGCAATTTGCTCAGCATCGGCAACGCGCTGCTCGGTCAACTCACCAGGCTTGCCGCCAAGGTTGCGCCCGGCTTCTGTCAGCCTGGCGTTCTCATCCATACCGGCATCGCGGTACGACTGAACAACAGCGTTGAACCGGTTTTCCAGTTCTTGGTTTACTGCTGGGGCGGCGGCGGGAGCTTCTTGTCCTTGCGCTTCTGCTTCGATGGCTTGAGGGGCTTGAGCGCCAATGGTTTCTCCTGGGGTTGCTGGAACTTGTTCCACTCTGGGCTCGCCGCCCATGATGACGCGCAGCTCTTCGAGCAGAGCGTTTTGATCCTGTGCAGCTTCTTCTGCTGCAGTTGTTGCCGGGGTTGCCGACTCTGCAGGCGGGGTCTCCGCGGTTCGCAGCAGTTCGTTAACCTGGTCTTCGAGGGTCGGAGGAGCCGCCGGTGCAGGACCAGCGGGCGGTGTTTGCAGTCCAGGCAGGCCGGTAGGTTCTATCCGCTCGGGAGGAGCACCAGTCTCGGCTGTACCATCTCTTCCACGGCGCAGACGGTTCAGTGCTGAGCCAGCTCCAACGCCACCAATACCCATGGCCGCGCCAGTCACCAGGCCCATGCCCATCGCCTCTGGCACGCCATCCATCAGCGGCTTTCCAGTGGCGTAGTTCATCCACATCTGCTCTTGCGCAGACTGCGGCATCTCTTCAAACAAACCCTCCGATACACCAGAAGCGGCGGCTTTCTTGGCAAAGTCGCCAACCGATTTTGCCGGGCCTCTTGACACGCCAGTCGCCAGCAAAGTGTCGATGTCGTCAAAGCCAAGTTTTTGGGCCAAGCGGCCACCGGCCAGGCCGAATAAAGCCGTACCAACACCGGAGCCAATAGAAGAGACGATTTCCCTGCCGCTCAGAAGACCGGTCTTTGAATCCTGACGCAGCTCTTCCGCAGCAGAACCAGCGCCCAACAAACCCTCACCAGCGGCACCGGCCACGACAGGGGCGAGCTTCTCACCGACAGTGCGTGAGAGAACGCCTGGCAGCGTTGGACCCACGGCGCCCGCACCAACACCCGCCGCTTTGGAGCCGTACTGCAGCATCTTGCGAGCTACGCCAGCGCCACCAATCATCTGGGGCAAGGACTCGCCAATCGATGTTGCAACCACGCTTGGGTTTTGCAGGGCAGCGGCAACCGTGCCTCCGAAGCCTTCAGCTTCTCTGACCTTTCTGTTGGCCGCTTGCTGTGCTTCTGACAGGTAACTGTCAAGAATGGCTTTGGCTTCTTTTGGTTTGAAGCCTGCGTTTTCAAGAATTTTGCCAATGTAGCCAGCAGTTGGAATATCTGCCAAGCCAACAAAAGCCTCCGGCAAACCAATTACGCCCTTGAGGAATGTGATGCCGACATCTACAGCAATGTCACCAGCGGAACGATCCGGGTTTTCTAATTTGCGCTTTTCAACAGCCTCCAAATAATCTTGGGCGTTAAAGACCTGCGGCGCTGCTCCAGGCTGCGGCTCTGCCGCTGGCGGTTGGGCAGCAGGTGGTTGAGCGGCTGGTGCCGCGGCTTGTGCGCTTAGTTGCTGTTGAAGAATGCCAAATGCCTGATCTGCCGTCGCACCTTCAGGTCCATTAACCGTGTAGGTTTTACCGTCCGGCGCGGTAAATACAAATGTAGGCATTTAATTTCCCTTATGGCTGCACCTGAACCGTCCACCCAGGCGGAATTGTAGCTGGAGCTGGAGCTGGCGCAGGACGACCACCAAAGAATCCTGTCCTTGGTCTTGGAGGCAACGGCGCAACCGCCTCGGGTTTGGGCGGCAGCAAATGTTCAAACCCCGCAAAGTAGGCCTTCATCCTGTTGTAAATAGCCATTTCAATTTGGTGATACTCAGGGGTTGAAGGATCCAGGCCTTCCATGCTCTTTGACAACTGTCTGACGACTGGGTCTTGGGATACTCTCGCCAAAATGCGGTTGCGATTAATTTCATCAGCCGTAGGCTTAGATTCATCCTCCCGCTTTTCACGCGCTTCATTAGTCGCAGCATTGCGTTCGGAGACTGCAGCCATCCGCCTGTGATAGTCTGCGGATGACTCACCATTACGGCGAGCTGTATCCGCTTGGAAGATATCAATCGGCATCTTGGCAGCAGTGGCTTCGGCCTGATAAATGTTTGCCGCCGTTGTGTAACGCCCTTGCTCCAACCGCTGGTAATCCATCTCCAGCTTGTCATAAGCAGCCTGGTCATCTTTTTGCTGCTTAAGCGCCGCAGTAATGCCATTAGCATCGCCGCGCCGACGAGCATCGTCTTCCTTGGCCAGGTTACGGCGGAAGTCCAGATTAAGAGCGTCTTGCTTTTCGCGGATAGCGCGTTGCTCAGCCTCCAAACCCCGGGATGCTTTTGAGCTTGCCGCCGCTTGATAGCCAAACCCTTTGGTGGGATCAGCCGTAGCAAAGGCCTCAGCCTGGGCCATCAAGCGTTCGAGTGCATTGCCCTTGCGCTCTTCAGCCTGGCGCTCCTCGATGCCCTTTTGATATGCCCTTGCCTCGGCATATGGGTCTTCGGACACGCCGGCAACCCTTTGGATTTCCTTTTGCCGTGCCGCTGCCTGCTCAACAGTCATGTCTTCAGGACGGGTGGCTTGCGGACGCGGGATCGTAGGCAGGCCAGCAAAGATTTCCTCTTGGCTGCGCGGGCCTTGGATCGTTTGATTGCCCAGCTTGTATGTGGCCCGGGGCGGATATTTAATTGGGGGCTCTTTATCAGAGTCCGGCCTCATCATTTCCAGGTCGCGGCGGTACTCCCGCTCGGACTTCCTAAACTCATCGTTGGTGCTTCCGCCCCCATCAAACGCCACGATTCCGCCAGTAGCGTAGCTCTTGGCTTTGAACATGTTGTTGACAGGGATGGACATCAACCCACCGCTAGCCGCCTGCATCGGCGTCGCCGTTGGGTTCACCTGCTGGGGCGCTTGCGTGGGGTTAACCTGCTGAGGTGCCTGGGTAGGGTTAACCATCGGTGCCGCAGAAGCCAAGCTCGCGCCCTGTGCCGGCAACGTTGGGTTGGCTGGCTGGGGCTGTCCCCGACCCGTAAGCGCGGCGATGGTCTGGTCTTTTACCGACGCCTGCGGGCCATTGAAGTCTTGCGACGTTCTTTCAATTTGGCTACGTCGGCTCAGCTCCATGAGCGCAAGAAATGAAGGCACCGCCGGGTTGGACCCGTTGGCGTAGTTCATCAAATCCAGCGTTGAAACCCGAGTCGGGTTTTGCAGAAGCGACTGAATTTCAATCAGGTTTTGTGATGCTTCGCTCATTCTTCATCCCTCGAAGGAGTCCCGCCAATGTAATCAGGGAAATTTGCGTAATCTTCTGGAAGAACTGTATCGATCCCGCCACCAATGTAATCAGGGAAATTTGCATAATCATCTGGATTAACTGTATCGGCTCCAGGAGTTCCTCCGATGTAATCCGGGAAATTTGCATAGTCGCTCGGGTTAGTACTGTAGGTATCTCCAGAATTGAAATTAATACCCAACGACTTTAGCGTTTTTGCAATGACGTCCGGCGTTATGCCGGCTTCCTTCATGTTCTTGACAATCGATGCAACACCTGCCGACGAGCCAACCAGTTGCTGCAGCGTGCTGGGTTGGGCACTGTACGTGTTAACCGTTGTGCCTCCAGGCATGTTACGAATCAGATCTGCCTGAGTCTTCAACATTTCGGGCGTGTACTTGAGCTGGCGCAGGAACTCGTTGTACTGAGCATTCAATCCAGCTTGCTCCTGTTCCTGCTGGGTCTTGCCTGCCGTGGACAGCGCCTGCAGGTTTTGCAACCCGTATTGAGCTTCCTGAGCCCCAACGTTGCCCTGCGCTTGGCTTCCTTGAATTCCAGTCGTGATCCCTTTAAGCCCCAGGTCAGACGCATACTGCGCCGCCTTCATGGCGTTGTCGTAGGCGTCTTTGTATCCCTGGCTCGTTACTTTGGATTGCTCTTGCAGCAAATTACGGTTGGCCTCGCTTCTCAAAATAGCTTCCCGGCCACCACCATAACCACCAGCTTGCGTTAGCTTGGCCAGATACGGCTGCAGGTTGATCTGCGATTGCCGACGCAACTCCTCCAGCTGCGGGTTTAGCGCATTCTGGATGTACGGGTTCATGTACGTGGTGACCGTTGACGGATCAAATCGGTAGTTTGATGCCTGCTGGCTTAGGTCACCCAAGCGCGAACCGGATTCTTTCAACGAACTGGGTAGCGTCAGATTAGACAACCCTTGCCATGCTTGGTTCTGTAGGTCTGACGTACCCGCCGTCATCTTACCTGTGTACGCGGGGGTTCCAGCATCAATAAGCGCTTGCCCTTTTTGCAGTACATCCTGCGCGTAGGGCTGAACGTCAGGACTTGGCGTCGTCGTTACTGACGTCGTCGGCGTGGCGCTCGTCCCAGGAGAAGTCAAAAGTGCCATGATGCTTCCTTATTTTGGCATGAATTTTTGCGGCTTGATCTGCTTGCCTTGCTTAGGATTGCCCGTCCTAGCCTTGCGAACCCGGTTCATCATTTCATACAGAACACGCGACCCAGCTTCCGTTGAACCATTCCCCAAATGTGACACCACATCTGCGGGAATAACAAACTCCCCATCAGCCAGCCGCGCCGGCTGCTTATTAGCAATCGATGCAGGGATGTTGTCAGACATGCCATCACCCGGGCCGCGAAGCAATCTGCCGCCGTCCGAGTAGGAGCCAAGCATACCGCCACCGGCCAGAGACATCAAACCACCAGCCGCTGCTTTTACCTTCGTAAACTTCGGGTTCAAAAACTGCTGGCCATACGCAATCCCGCGCTGGACTGGTTGGACATTCTGCTGGTTCCAGTCCATTTTAAGGACGTCCCTGGCTACAGCCTGCTGCTGCGGCGTCCCACTTGTCAGCGAGTCAAGTGCCGATACTGCACCAGCAGTCAAAAGCCCAGCTGCCGCCGCATTGATTATGTTCTGACTAATGTCCCCTTTGGGCGCGGTGCTGGTCGAGCCAGACGCTGCCATTGTCCCGCCAATCGTTGGTGCCGCAGGTTTCGGTGTCGTTGGCTTTGCCGGCGCAGGCGTTGTTGCCGGCTGATTATCGGTAGCCGGGGTTGTATAAATAATTTCGTTTTTCTCGTTAATAGTGACGGTGCTGCCGTCATCATTAACTATCGTGTTTGTGCCATCGCCGTTGGGCATCCACTGGGATGTCAGGCCGCCGTTGTCATAGATTTCCTTCAGCGTTTGCTGATAGGAATTTATATTCTGATCAGCAGGCACCCCAAAGTTTTGCACCGGGTACTTTTCTGGATCATATCCAAATCTTTGAGCTACTGGATCTGACTGACCAACATCGCCCGGCACAATTGCCCCTGGCTCAGGAAATTCAGCCCGCGGCATTTCCGCTACTTCCGGCCTAACTGAAGCCGGCGCTACTGGCTCAACTGGAGCTGGTTCAACATTTTCTGTTGTGTTTTCCGTAACAGGCAAATCTGTGTTTGGCGAAATGTTAGAAAACATTTCATTGCTAGTTTGCAATTCTTTCAACGCTTTAACTATTTCAGGAGGAAGCCTGGCATACAACTCTTCTTCGCTCTCCACTGCTGGAGCAGGCTGCTCCACGATTGATGGCAGCCCAGGTTCTTTCGTTTCCTCTGGAACTTGTTCCACTTTTACAGGCGCTGGCTCGACTGGCTTTTCGGTTCCAGCAATTGACGGCAACCCTGTTGCTTCGACTTCGGTCTGGGGCTGCACGGGCGCGGTTACCACGGGCTCTGGAGCAACCGCCGGAAGACCTTTTTTGTCAGACGCTTCCTGCATTGCACGCAATGCATAAAACGGTTCGTTGCCAAATCCATTTGCTTGTGCGTACTGCCGGGTTGCGTCGTCTGGCCATCCCAGACGTTTTGCTGTTTCATCTTTGTATGCAGCAATATCCCCGTTAAAAACTCGCCTGGTGTAATCGCCTGGCCAGCCTTCTTTTTGCGCTTCCAAATCAGCGGCTGACGGCTCAATCTGTTGCGGCTCGAATTCTGGAATTTCCGTGTCAGTTGCATCAGCCGTATATGTTGGCGCCTCCGCAACTTCGAATGTGTTGGGGTCAAAGGTTTGTGAGTCATCGACCTCAGTAGCGTTTACCAGCTGCTGCGGTATGCCTGCATCGGCAACGACGGGCGTTTCTTTGCTGGCAGTTGGCGTATCGTCTTTCAACGCCGATCTCAACGACGATATGCCTGACGAAACCAGCGCGTTAGTCGCGGCCTTGGCACCATCGCCGCCAGTAAGTTCTGAGGTGATACCAGCCTTTGCTGCTTGCTGGATAGGTTTGGGCAGCTCCTTAAAAGCATCAATTCCTTCAGCAGCTGCGTTTACTCCAGACGAAACTGCAGAGGTAAGGAATGCCTGAGCAGGATCCTGCCCTGTTACTTCAGCCACCACGGCTTTTGCTGTAGCTTTACCAGCAGCATCCGCCAGCGCAGTGCTCATCCCAAGGTCAGCAAACGCAGTAGTGGCAACACTTGCCACCTCAGCGCCAGCAACAGGAATGACCGCTGAAATAAGTGCCTTCTCAACATCCCCGCCATTAATTGCCGCGTTGACAATTGTGTTGCCAACAACAGTGGCTACGGCTCCACTGCCCAGTCCAAGCGCAGATCCAATTGCTGTTCCAACCCCGGGAGCAAAAACACTAATAGCTACTGCCGCCAGCAGTTTTGGATCCTCAACAACCTTTTCGACTGTTTGGACAACCGGTTGGATGATTGCATCATCCCACCTTGGACCCATCTTTTTTAAGTATCCCATTACAGCCTCACTTTGGCGACGTAGCGGCCATCTTTTTTGTCAATTTTGACTTCATGTTTTGGAGCAATAAATGCTTTGAACAGGTCTGAAATTTTGGCGTTTTCGTAGGGAGTTGATGCTGTTTTGTAGCCAAGTTTTTGCAGCATCTCAAAAAACTTGAGCACATTTTTGGCCAGGTTTTCAGGGGTGTCTGCATTAAAGCAGTGGAATTCAGCGTTCCCTACACCGCCGGCGTTACCAAACAAAATCAACGTATTGCCCTGCTGAACCAATTTACTATTCCCGCGTAGCTCTTCATTGATGATTGCCATCAAGTTACCAGCCTTGGTTCCGGGCGGGTGGTTGCGCTTAGCGTCAACTTCAAGGATTTCAGCAGGTGTCATGATTGGCAGGGTTTAGCTGGAACTTGTTCCATTATGCGGTGAGATCCCAGAAGGATAAAGAGCCAACCGCGTCACCCGTGGTCGCGCCAGAAACAGTCCTAATCTGGATTGAAATGATGTCGCTTACCCCGGCAAGCGAAACCCCGGGCTGGAGCGCCCAGTTGTAACCAGCCGGGTCAACCAACGGAACCGTGCCGCCAGCGCCACTGGACGACACATAATCTGTCTGAACAATTGTTCCGCCAGTGATGGCCGTGGCGGAAACGTCATACTCCACGTTTGAGTCCGTTGGCATCGTGACCCACGACGCGCCCGTCAAGGTTGCATTTTTTACCAATGCCACTTCGTAGTTCTGGCTGGTTGTTGGCAGAACCTGGATTCGTCCAGGAACAATCACCGCTCCAGGCGATGTGGATGCCAGTCTTATAGAAACAATCGGTTTGAATGTAGAGCCAATTGTTGTAACCGTTGTTGTGCGCCGCGCAATATGACCCGGCGAATACTGCTCATAACCGCCCTCCGAAACGACGGATGAGCAAATCTGCTTCAAACTTGAGGACGATGCCGTCGCTGCAGTATTAGTAATTTCGTATCTTACTGGCAGCGTGGCAGTGGTCATGTACACGTTCTGGATGTCGTTAGCATTTTGGAACGTGTGGCAAACAATGTATTGGCCATCAATAATGAAGCCGCACCGTACCGAGCCTACGCCCAGCCACTCAAAATCCATCCACAGAATCTGTGCCTTGGAAGTGTCCAGCGTCAACCCAGACGCGCCGGTGCCATCGAGCTTGTCGCCGTTCCAGTCTGATTGATTGACCGTCCTGGCATCAGACACAGAACCCGTTACATAGGACCGCAACACAAACGACTTGGTGCTGTCGGCCTGTTGGAAGAACACGCCGTTCTGGGTATTGAAGTAGCCAACCCGTTGACGCAGCCCCGTCTTGGCTGTGTTCATTACAAACGTTGCCAAACAAAGCAGCCCTTTCCCAGGCTGATACGGGAAGCTGCGGAACGTCTGGCGCACCACCTCAGAACCAGACGACGTAGTCACGTTCATGCGCAACGTGGACTCGTTCGACAGGTATGTTGTCGAACCGCCAGTAGCTGTGCTGGTATCAAACTGGGTGTCCGCCGCATATCGGTTCTGGCTGTCAAACAACGTGTAAGGCTGGCTTACACGTAGCCGTCCAAACGCATCGGTATTGGTACCATCAATTGATACGGGAAGAGTTGATGTGTTGGCCACAAGCTGCCCCACGATTTTGTTGAGCTGGTTAAAGTACAGGCGCAGGACATTGTTGAACTGCTCGTGATACCGCGAGTCATACTGAGTTGGTGCCAATGGCAGGTTTGGCGGAGCTACCCGCAGCAGCTCGTTTTCGGTGGTGACGATCAACGTCATGTGTTACCTCTGCGGCCATCCGGGCGGATGTCGATTCGAGGTGAGCCCATCTGCCAGGTGCATCCCAGCTGGTCAGACTCCATCTGAATAATCATCTGGCGGCCTCGAACCCGAACGTAAACCTGGCCGGTGAACTGCTCGATGGGAACCGTGGCAGTCCTCACCACAGTAGCATTGTCGCTTCCGGCAACCGACGTCGGATTGTTATACCCTGAGCCCGAGTTCTGCATCGGGATCAATGTCAGCGTAGCCTGCGGGCTGGTGGCCGTCGATCCGCGGAACGTAACGTCAGGCAGCATCCGCCACACAAAGCCAAACCGATCCCCATCATCGATGTCAAATTCCGATGAGCTAATCAGGGCATAGATCGATGCTGGGATTGCCGTGGCAGCATCATCAACACCATACTCATGGTTCACGATGTTGTTGATATACGTAGCAGCTATAGGGTAATCCCTTAGCCCAGAGTCCAGCCAAGCCGACCTGGCCATGTTCCCGTAGTACCAAACCCCTTCGCCGTTGTTTTCGAAGTAGTTGTAAACCACGTAGCGGTCAACCGTGTTTGAGTTGGCGCTGCAGTAGAAGAACCAAACCTCGTTGAATCCTTCATTGGTGCTGGCAAAAATCTGGTCAGCCTGCTGAAGGTTGATGTCGCCGTAGATGAATTGGCGAAGGTCACAACGCAGGGTCTGGATGCGGCCATCGTATTTGTAGAACTTGTCCACACCCATCCAGTACACGGCGCCAGACGCAACAGCTGCGGCGTTAGGGCTAGCAATCGAGATGTTGTCCCCCAGCAGCTGGGTTTGCCACACCGCGGGAGCGCCTACATACTGAAACGAATACAGCGTCGAATCCGTCCACACCACAATTTCCTGGCGGGTTTGCAGGCATGTTACAACCGTAGATCCATGCGAAAGCAAAACACTGCCGGCCTGGTTGGTAGCCGCAGGCGTCCAATCAGTCAGGGATTCCTGATCAGACCAGCGAACCAGCATCTTTGACTGAACGGTACTTCCATAATCGTTAGTGCCAAATGCAAAAATAAACCGGTTTGTATCCGATACAAAAATGAATTCCTGAATGATAGGAACATCACTTCCTCCGCTGAGGCTGGTCAACGGAATCCCTCTGGCAGAGATTGAATGAACCCCAGATTGCGTGCCACTAGTATTAATTGCCGTTCCGCCAGAAGTTGCAGCAACGTTGAATGTCACGCCAGCCGTGTTTACAACATAGTACGTCGTGCCCACCAAAAGGCCCGTGGGCAATGCACCCGTGGTTTGGAAAATAATTGGCGTGTTGTTGGCCAGAGCAATTGTTCCCGTAACAACGCACGGCGATGCAATCGTCATCGTGACGGTTGATGCCTGGTATCCAATCGTGGAACTCCAGTAATAGATCTGGCCGCCGCGGGGTGCGTATAGCAAGTCAGAGCCAAAGTTTGTCTGGCTCCAAATGCGGATAGCTTCGGCGGAACTTGTTCCAATACCCCATGCTCCAGAGCCCCAGAAGCCAGCGCCCCAGCCCGTGATTGGCGCAACCAACTCTGGGCCAGTATTGATTTGATAGACGGCATACACAGTACCGCCACCAGTTGTGCTGGAAGACGCTGTTCCAGAAACCAAAATGGTGTAGGTTGTTGTTGATGTTTTGGTGATCTGGTATTCGCCGTTAACGGTTACCCCGCCAACAGCTGTGCCACCAGTAAATGTGACAAAGTCATTGTTCAGGTATCCACCGCCAGCATCAGTCACCGTCACCGTTGTGTATCCACCAGAGTTGGTGGCGGTGTTGGTTGTGAATGGATTTAACAATGTCACTACCGGCATTGTTGGGGTGATGTCGTAATACGCCCCGCCATTTTCAATGTAAAACTTGAGGTTCGTTCCAAGCCCCAGCAGGTTGGCGCCACCAAGCGTTACCCAGTTCCACAGTGACCGGCAAATGCCAAGGAACGTATTGGCCGAGATCCGCGCCCAGCCGCCAATCTTTTCAGGCGTACCCTGGCGAAAACGCACTTTGTCACTCTCGTACCAACCGTTTTCGTTGGTGTATCGAGTGTTCTCCCGATTGACCCCGGCTTTGAGTGTGAGCTTCTTTAGCGGCATGGCTATCCAATCAAGCGCGTTCAGCAGTGCAATGTTTAACTAGGCAGAGCAACATTTGCCAGCCCCGCGTGACCACCCAGAATGCCGCCACTAAAGAGTTCAACCATGTTAGTAAGCTCCTTCAGCAAACACGTTTACGAACACGGTTCCATCTTCCAGCGCTTCAATCTCATGCCACTCACCAGCCACCAAATTCACAGGCTGGGTATCCTTGGTCATCTCCAACTGCCTACCTTCCTTGCGGACGATGCAACGCCCTGACGTGCAGATGGTTAGGTGGGAATACTCGTGGGAGTGCTGCGGCAACCCCTGCCCAGTATCGGCATGGTAGATGGCAAGCGTTGTCCCGTTCTGTGTAACGGTGAAACGCGGATTGACAGCCTGTGTCATAGCGTCTGCGCCCCTTCAACCGTGGGCTGGACAGGAGCTGCTTCTGTCATCGGCTTGAACTGCTGGTCAGATGGGTCGTACCAATACTGATCTGCTTGCACATAGTCGGGGCAGGCAGTCCAAAACAGCGTGTCAGCCACAGGAAAAGTCTCCCCATCGGGGACAACCTGCGCCACACGGTAGCCAGTTTTGCGGGGGTCCAAAGTGTCAATAAGTGCTTGCATGAAGATCACCATTCAATAAAAACAACACCAACACCGCCACGCCAAGCCGTCGCACCTGATGATCCAAAATTGCCAACAGTAATACTTAACGTGTTCCCCGGAGTGAGGCCGGTAAGCCATTTAATTGCTGCGCCGCCTGAAGCGCCCGCGTTACCTGAACCACTTTGCCCCCCCGCCCCCAAAAGCGCTCCAGAAGCCGACGTCTGCGATAGCAATGATCCATATACACCTCCTCGGCTATTAATGTCTCCATTGCTTCCCAAACCACCAATTGATGCTGCAGTTCCGCTTGCCGGCCCCCCCGCGCCACCGGTTGCAGATATGGTCGTAATAGTTTGAGTTCCAGAAGCAACAGATGAAGTACCTCCAGAGCCTCCTGCAACTTGAGTGCAACTGCATGGGCCGGTAGCATAAGCAGCCCCACCGCCCCCGCCTACCACCGTCACTTTAAGTTTGGTAATTCCTGTGGGGATAGTGAAAGTAGAAGAGCCTGCGGTGGTGTAGACCTGAGCGGTTGGGCCGACATATGCAGAAGAAGAGGTGATGGTTACAGCACCCGTAGCCCCACTGAGAGAGATGCCAGTACCAGCCGTCAGGCTGGTCACGCCAGAGTTGGTGAATGTCACTGCGCCAGTAGCGCCGCTAACACTAATGCCCGTCCCGGCAACAGCGCTTGTCACGCCAGAGTTGGTCACGGTAACCGCGCCGGTAGAAGCGCTGACGCTTATCCCCGTGCCAGCCGTTAGGCTTGTCACGCCCGTAGCAGCTGCAGCAACAAACGCCGTTGTGGCTACAGTGGTGTTATTGGTTCCAGGAGCCTGCGTTGTTGCAGTGGTGGTCGATGCAATAGTTCCAGTTAGCGTGCCAGCTACGTTTCCAGTCACGTTGCCCGTAACATCCCCAACTACCGTGCCGATCACATGGCTGTTTTGCACCAAAAAGTCGGTGCCATTGGACCAAACCGTCATGGTCTTGCCCGCAGGAATAGCTACCCCAGCGCCAGCAGCCGTCGTATTCCCAGCCACTGTTGAGTTGTAAATCGTGGCTGTGTACGAGGTACTGTTTTGAATAACGTACGTTTTTGAATTTGGCGGAGCATAAACAGCAAATGGCGCAGCTGTTGTCGTCGTAAATTTCAAAGACGCGTTTCTTGCTTGATTTGAAGTCAGCGCCGTATATGTTAAGGCCTGGTTAGCTGACGTAACACTAATCGTTGAAAGCCCAGCAACTGCCGAATCCACCAGCGACGTAATGCTGTTGTTGACGGTATCACCCCAGGTGCCGTCCAACTCGCCCGTTACTGGCAGTGCTAGGCCAAGAAGTGGTGTTGAAGAGGTTGGCATTGGATTTCCTTTTAAGCCATCAGCGTATTTAACGCTAGTTGAGTATGGTGGATACGGTCGTCTAGCCCTATTGTCCCACCGTTAATCTTTTTAGTCAGCCCCACCCAGTTACTGGCCGCGGCCAACGCATTGCAGTTATGGGTTGACCAGAACCAGCCCGCCGTCAGAGCTGCATACTGGGGCGTGGCAACCAGATCGGGCTCCATCACAAAGTCCACCCCCAGAGCCTTGCCGGCGTGGTGGTAGTTGGTATGCCCTGTAAGCTGGATACAACCCCGCCCACGGAACCGATAGCCATCCCCGGACGCCTCGTCCCGGTTGCCCATCCGGTTAGCATAGACCATGTTGGCAATCTTCTTGGGGTTGCCAGCGTACTGGTTGGCAACCTCCAAAGTGGGGAACCGCCTGGGCCAGAGCCGCATCAATGTTGCAGCGCGGTAGTTTAGGTTCTCCTCCAGGACTTTGAAGTGCCCGCATTCGTGGCCGCACTGCCCGATAAACGCACCCTGCTGCTCTGGCGTGGCGATACCAAACCGATCAAAGGTGCTGTTGAGCGCGTCAACCCATTGGGGGCCGATCCCCAGCTTTTTGAGTTGTTCAGCGTTGACCATGGCTTAAGCTCCTATAATGGCGCAACGGCCCGGTGCTACCAACACCGAGCCGCCACTTCTCAGACCATTGCAAAAGGGGAGCAACAGCATGAGCGAGATTGATTTTAGCGGACTGGAGTACCAGCGTGCCACGGGTTTGTTTTTTCGCGCCAAACGACCGGGCCAAGCCATCACTACAACAAGTAAGGATGGATACATCGTCATCCGGGTTAGCAGGAAACTTCACTATGCGCATCGGCTTGCTTGGCAAATTGTCTATGGAGTAAAGCCGGATGGAGTCATTGACCACATTAACGGCACTAAAACGGACAACCGAATTGAAAACTTGCGTCTTGTTGACCATCGCATCAACAGCCACAATAAAAAATTCGCGAACTGCCAAAATAAATCGTGTGGCTTGCTGGGCGTAACCAAACCGAAGCAAACCAAAAAGTGGTGTGCGGCCATCACCGTAGATCGTCGGCGCATCCATCTTGGGTACTTCAACACCGCAGAAGAAGCCCATGCCGCGTATGTTGCAGCCAAGGCGGTTCATCACCCTAGCGCCCCCCATTTATTTGTTTTCTGACGGCTTCGTAGGCGTCGATGCAGGCGTTTGCTTTGGCGGCTGCGCGGTCGCCGTCGGCTGCGATGGCGATAAGAGCTTCGATAGTCTGTCGCTCAATGTCACTGGCTCTTTCTCCGCTATCTCCGCTGGGAGCGGGGGCATCTGGGGCGGCTGGTAGGGTGGGACAGGCTTGCGTAGGGAGCCGCAGCCGACCAGCAGCATTGGCAGCAGACAGAGCACCAGTCTTTTGAGCAATTTCATTGTTGGCCTTTTTGAGTTGTTCAGCTTGTTTGTTCAACTTCTCGTTCATGAACTTTTCGACGTTGCGGGCCGTTTCGTTGGCGGCTGCAATTTCCAGCTTTACTTCGTCATCCCGGGACGTCCATCCGACATGGTGCCCGTAGGTAAACACGGCGGCCAACGCCGAAATCAGTCCAACAATAACCCACGGGTTAAACAGCATCATCATGCCGCTCCTTTTGCTGCCGCCCGCTCTTGGGCAATCTCCTCAGCTTCTGGCGGGATGTAGTCCGGCGCCGTCGTAGGCGGTGGGGGCGGCACCCAGGTTTCGTCTAGCTGCGGGTTAACAAACCCCATCCAGTTGAAGTTAGGCAGGGGGTCGATGGGGGCAGTCGGAGCAGGGCCGGATGCGGTCGGTGCCGGGGGCTTTGGGGGTTCTGGGGAGACTGCGTTAGCAACCGCCCTGGCCGCTCGCTTGGTCATCACGCCACCGATGCCGCCCACAATGAGCAGCACGATATCGTTAAGCATCTTCGTGTACGCCTGGTCGATAGGCGCCATGGCCTTGATCGGCTGAGTCACGAACGTCACGCTGTAGAGCAGCATGATGACGATGAAGCCAAGAATTAGCGTGACTGTGACGACAACAAAAGCCCAGATGCGGACTTCAATTTCGTCACCGCTTAGGCGCGGAGGCTGGTTGTTCGGCATTTATTTGTTTCTCCAACACAGGGGCAACCATGTACTCGGGGCACATTTGGGTGAACAGGCACTTGGGTTTCTGGCACTCAAGTTTCTGGAAGTTATCCGGGTTTTGGCACGGGTAACGGTACTGATCTTCGCATCCAGCGAGGAGCAGCATGACAGCAAGGAGCGTGTACTTCATATGCCTAGCTTTTGAAAGATCATGGCAAAAATCCTGTTCGCGATGTCCGGTGGCAGGGTGATGATGAAGTCAAAAGCGTAATTGATAAATATGAGGTAGCAGATGACTTTGATCCACTTCTCCATTGCGTCGATAAGGACCAAGTGAATGTCAACGGGTTTGCGTGGCATGTCATGGTTAGAACATTATCTTGATCATTAACCAACCCAACCCACCCAGCAAGATTGCGGAAATAACAACCGCAAGCCCAAGCTCCTTCATGTCCTGCATCTCGCGCTTACGCTTGATCTCGGCAATCTTCTCCCTCTCCGCTTCCGCCTTGTCCTCGGCATTTAACTCGGCTTCCCTTTTTTTAATTTGGTGCCAGATGTCCATGTTGTTGCTGGAGAAGAATAGCCCCTGCACTTCCCGTTCGAAGTCCGCCTGCGCTTTGAGCGCCATCTCAATTTGCATCGCGGCCCCTAAATTGGAGCCGCCTTTCTTCTTTGCTTGCCTGGCCGCTTTTGTTGCTGTGGCCTTGGCATCAAAATAATTTCCCAATAGCGGACCCAGCTGCGCAACATCATTGGCAGTTTTGCTGGCCATCTTCACCATCTTCACCGCTTTGTTAACGGCTTCGAGGGCGGCTATTGGATCAATCATTATCATGATCTACGTATTTGACAACTAACTAATTTAATGTCGGGATATTTACCCAGTCCGGGTCTTCGTCGTCGTCAATGTTGTTCCATGTCCCGGATTGAGCGTTGCCCGTGTTCCCCCACCCGGCGGTCTGGCTGGCGTTTACAGCGTTCCAGCCATCAGGCTGCTCATTTACCACATTTTGCCAGTTAACGCTCTGGGAGTCATCTACGGCGTTCCAAGTTCCAGTTTGGGAGGTCTGCGCGTCTTGCCAGCCCGGGGCCTGAGCAGAGTCTGCGTTACCCCATGAGGTAGCCTGCGCACTATCAACTTCCCCCCAGCCCGCAGTCTGGCTGGCATTTATGGCGCTCCAAGTAACAGACTGTGCGTCCAGCACGTTCTGCCAGCTTTCCGGCTGGGAGTCGTCAATCAGGTTCCACAGGAACGCCCCGATCACGCTGTCGGACAGTGTGGCGCTCTCGGGGATAGTGACGTTGTAGATGCTGCCCGGGGCGTTTAAATTGTCTAGGGCTGTGGCAGAGGCAACCGCGATGGCGTTGAAGATGGACGGAGCAACCAGCACTGAGTCTGCGGCTGCGGAGGTCTCGAAAATGCTGGCGGCAAACGCTTGAAGAGCGCTCGCTGCGTCCGTGATCGTGGCCGTCTCCGTGATTGTTGCCAACGGGATGAACGCCGCGCTGTTGGTCTCGGTGCCGGTGGCGGTCTCGGCCAGAGAAGCCGGGAAGATGGCCTGCGCGGTGATTGCGTCCTGCGCCTGTGCAAGCTCCTGCATCAGGATGTTGTAGGTCGAGCCAGGGGCGTTTACAGCATCTTGAACCGTGGCAGCCTCTTGGAGCAGCCCGATAAACACCGCCCGGGCGGACAGGCTGTCTGTGACCGTGGCCGTCTCAGCAACCGCCGCAGCCAACGCACGCAAGGCACTGACCTGATCCGTACCCGTGGCAAGCTCGCTGACCTGAGCGGCAGCGGTGAAGAACGCCCGGACAATCTCAACGACTGATGAGTACTCGGCAATATCTGATTTAAACGTGGCCCGAGCGGTGATGGCCTCGGTGCCGGTTGCGGTCTCGGAGATGATCCCTGCGGCAGACAGTCTGGCTGCGTCTGTATCAGAGCCGGTGGCCGTCTCTGCGATGAATGGGTTGGTGATGTACCGGGCGGCAACAGTCTCAGTACCCGTGGCGGACTCTGCAATAACGCCTATGAAGCGCAGGCCACCAACGATGATGTCCGACCCGGAGGCAGACTCAAAGATGCTGGGCAGGGCGATGTACCGGGCAGCCACTGCGTCAGTGATGGACGCAGACTCCACGATGCTGGGATTGGCGATATAGCGCGGGCTGACGGTCTCAGTACCGGTAGCAGACTCGGCAACGCTGGGGTTGGTGCTGTAGAGGGTAGAGACAGTTTCAGTACCGGTAGCGGACTCAGCAATGCTGGGCCGGGTGATGTACTGGGCGGAGTCAGTATCCGTCCCGGTTGCGGTCTCGGAAATCGTCGTGGGGAAACTGATGAATCCGACGTTGGCGTCGGTGATGGCGGCAGTCTCGGAGACGCTGGGCAGGGTGGTGTACTTGGCAGAGAAGGTGTCCGTGCCAGTAGCGCTCTCAAGGATGGCAACGAAGTACCCTTTAATTGCGGAGATCAGGTCTGTGATCGTGCCGGACTCAGCAACCGCAGCAAGGAAAATCGCCCGGGCAGAAACAGCATCCGTACCCGTGGCAGTCTCAGAGATCGCAGGATTAACAGTCAGGCTGGCAGCGTCGGTATCGGAGCCAGAGGCTGTTTCACTGATGACCGTAGGGAAGCTGATGCGTCCAACATTCGCGTCGGTGATTGTGGCGGTCTCTGCCAGCGTAGCGCGGGCGATCAGCCGGGCAAGGTTAGTGTCGGCAATGGTTGCGGACTCAAGGATCGCAGTACCAAACGCAGACCGTGCGGAGATGGTGTCGGTGCCTGTACCAGACTCAGCCAGCGATGCCCGGAAGATAGCCCGAGCCAGAACAGCGTCAGAGCCAGTGGCAAGCTCTTCAATAGTGCCAAGGTAGGTGATCCCACCAAGAGCAGCGCTGATGGAGTCCGTGCCGGTGCCGGTCTCGGAGATGATGCTGTTGAAGATTGCCCGGGCAAGGATAGAGTCGGAGCCAGTACCCGTCTCAGTAATGGTCGCAGCGTAGACCGTGCCGCCTGCGGCGACGAAGTACCAGCCTAGAGTTCCGCCGTTGGTGGAGTTGGCCCCTGCGTACCATTCATCAACAAGTGGGTAAGCGCGGACGCTAGAGATGGACAAGTAATCAACCGTGCTTGCGGCTACTCCTGCGCCGGTGTAAACAAGGTTGGCCTGAGACCCACTAACAGTCAGAACTCTACCCGCCGCGCCCGTGGCAGTCCAAGGATCGGTTAGCGTTGTGGTAGTGCTGCCAAGCGCGATTGACGTAGCGCCCGTGGCGCTGTACGTGTTGGTGATTGTCTTGAAGGTGTTGTTGCCAGTGATGGTCAACGCGCCCGCGCCGCCTTGGTTCAGGGTGATGCCGGAGTAGGAGATGCCGCCGCCTGCAAATGTCTTGGCAGCGGCACCCGTTGCATTTACTGTCGCGGTTCCTGTAACGGTTAAATTTGTAGTAGAAGTTATAGAAACAGGCGAGCCTCCAACCGTCCACGTTCCACTACCAAATGCAAGGGTTCTGGTTGATGTTGTTGAAGATACAACTGCGTTATAGCTTGCGGTACTGACAAATGTGACGTTGTAAGTTGCGGCGTCAAAGGTTCCGGAATTTAGTGTAATTTGACCTGTGACGTTACTATTTATAGACAGCGCATCTTGCAGCGTTACCGACCCGCCGGGTGTACTAATTGCAAAAAGCTGTGTAAATGTCCTCCCCGCGCTAGTAAGCTGCTGGCTGCCCCGTCCCGCAAATGTCAGCGTCTGCGTACCCGACAGCGTCGTCCCCGTCCCGTTGATCCAGTTGCCATAGATCGTCGGTGTTGTCGTGCCCGTTGCCAACGTAACCAGCGCACTGCCGTTACGGTTGCTCATCTCTACCGTGCCAATGTTGTAGTTGGCGTTGACCGTGATGGTGCTGCCGCTGGTGGGCGTGGCAAACGGGATGTAGGCGGTGTCTTGGGGGAGGGGGAACTGAGTAGCAACTGCGGGGTTCCCAGACACATCCGTCCAAGAACCATTACCTGTTGCGCCCCAGTTGGCGGAGTTCACCGCCCAGTAGACCGTCTTCGCTGCCGGGAACGTAATGCCGGAGTTGCCCTTCGCATCGCCAAGTCGTGTGCCTGAAATCGGGGCCGCTGCGCCAGCGATAGTGATGTCTCGGAAATCAAAATCCGCAGCGCCAGCGGTCAATGTTCCAACTGTCAATGTGCGGGCTGTTCCTAGCGTATCAGACGCTAGAAATGCGCGATAAGCCGAGGCGGTACCCGCGTTGAGAGCCAGTGTTGTAATTGTCTGATTTCCACCAAGTGAATAAGGTTTTATGCCGGGGTTAAATGGATTGTTGATAGTCAGATTATTAAATACATTTGACCCACTAAAACCGCACGATTGGAATGGCGTGCCACCAACCCATGTTAAATTCCAGTACGTATTACTACCCAAAACAAATTGGTTTGATCCATTCATAAGAATAGTAGAAGTATTTGCATTAAATATTCTATTATTGCTTATAAATGAAAGATTTCCTCCCCCCAATGTTACAGTACTAGAGCCAAGCGATATAGTATAAATGTTTGACCCGCTATCACCAAACCCTACAACTCCAAGAGCAAAATTGTTTGTTGAAAATGTGCCGCATACCATTACAAATTGTACTTGGCTAAGAGCACTGCCAAGCGTCCAAGCCGCAAACGGCCCGTTTACAGTAAAGATGGTTGCACTTGCAAATCCAACACCATTGGTTGTAAATGTATAAGTGCTATTGCCCGCTAAAGTCATCGCTCCTGTGTACGTCCGGGTAATGCCTGTTGCAGCAAAGCTCACGTTGCCGTGGAAGGCAATACCCACAGTACCGGCAAACGTCACGTTGCCTGCGGCAGGGCCAGCCATGGTAAACGATGCGCACCGGGCAATCGTCACACCTGCGTCAACGGTGGCTGTGTAGGCTGTGGCGTTGGATGCGGAGTTGAAGATAACTGCATCTAGAGATGTCGGGATGGCCGCACCCGAACCACCACCAGAGGATGTTGACCACCGTGCCGTATCAGACCAGTTGCCCGTGCCGCCTACCCAGTAGAGAGTGCGAGGGGCAGGGGTGGCCGTGAATATAACCCGTGTGTTGCCAGCGGTGTTGGTGCTGTTTACACCGACATAGAACTCCCCGGGGCTGGTGGTGGAGACTGCGCAGTAGCTGATCGACAGGTAGTCGATGCCGGTGTTAGCAGGGCCAGCTATGGAAAGTGTGTACGTGGTGGCGGCAGTGGATGGGGCTAGCGTAACTACGTTGCCTGCCGTACCCGTGATGGACCACTTGCCAACCGTCGTTGTTGTATTAGACGGCATCGTGATGGTGTGCGCTACTGTTTTGGTAGACGCCAACTCGCCAAAAATGCTTGCCCCAGTAAGGGTTAACGTGGATGTGCCCGTGGCCCCGCCAATCGTTAGCTTGTTGTAATACAGGGCGCCACTAGCAAAAGTCCTTGCCGTCGTAGAGGTGTCCGAAAGAACAATGGTGGATGTACCGGCAATCAGAATTGGCGCACCATTGGATAAGTTCCAAACTATCCCTGTGCCTGACAATGTCCATGTGCCAGACCCCATTTTTGTGGTACCGCCAGTTAATGCCACAGAATAGGAGCCTGCCGTTACGTTGTATGTAACAGCATCAAACGTGGCTCCGCTACCTACGGCTAACTGTCTAGCGGAGTTTAGAGATATTGCGTCAGCAAGTTGGACGGTAACTGAGGGATGGAGGGCTGTAACGGGACAGCCAAACTGAACACCATTGCTGGTGATGGTTTGAGTGCCATTTTTGCTAAAAACCAACGTGCCCGTGGTGCTGGAAGATGTCACCCCCGTACCAAACTTCCAATCTCCGTAGACCACCGGGTTGTTAGTGCTGGTACTCAGCGTCATTGCGCTGGTACGGTTTGATGCGTCGAACGTGCCGATGTTCCAGTTTTGGTCGATAGTAATCGTCCCCGTCACACTCCCCGTGTTATCAAACACTGCCGTGTCTTGTGCCAACGGAAAGTTGTTGACTGCCGGGGAGCCCCCGGATGATGTGGCCCATCCCGTAGCGCTCCAGTTCTGCGCCCCGGCAAGGTTCCAATACACTGTCTTGGCTGCGGGAAATGTGATGCCTGTGTTGTTGCCACAGTCTCCAGCGCGTGTGGGAGAAGAGCCCGCCGCAGCCCCGGCAAGGTTAATATCTTGAAAATCGCAGTCTGTGGCAGATAGGCTATTGACTGTTAAAGTGCGCTGACTACCCAATGTATTTGAATATAAAAAAATACGGCGTGTTGGGGTTGCTCCGGCGCAAGTTAAAGTTCCATTGATTGTTTGATTATTAAAGAAATAAAAGAATCTAATAGCATCTGTTGCTCTTGGGGAAATTGATAAATTATTAAATGTATTTTGATCAGAAATATAAGGGACGGTTCCAGAGGCGCCAGTAAATGTTACTGATACATTATAAAATGTAAGTCCGCCCCCCACCATTGTTGGAGCTCCCGTAAGTAGTATTTGTGACGTTCCGGCATTAAATGTAAAGTTAGTCCCAGTAAAGTTTATGGATGTTCCGTTTGTACTTAGCGTTACAGTACTTGAGCCAAGATTTACCGTTCGGACGTTGGTGTTATTGGATGAAAATGCCGCAGCAGTTACCGCATAGTTCGCTGTAGTAAAAGTGCCATTGTTAATTGTTATGTTTTGCGCATTAATGCTCAACGCATCAGCAAGCTGTACCGTTCCACCAAACGTGTTGATAGTGATGGGGCAAGAAAATGTTCTGCCAGCGCTGGTAATAGTCTGGGTGCCACCGCCCTGAAAACTAAGTGTGCCTGTTCCGGTAAAAGAAACTCCAGAACCGTTGGTCCAATTGCCATAAACAGCATTGGCATTAACTGCCACAGTCATAACTGTTGTTCTTGCCGACATATCAACCGTAGGCAGCCAACCAATAGCAGTATCCAAAGTCAGCGACAATCCCGCACTGCTGTTATTAACTACAGCGGTGTCTTGCGGCAATGGAAAATTATTGGTGTTTGGAGTCCCGCCCGAACTGGATGCCCATGCGTTGCCCGACCAACTGCCGCTTGATAAATTTAGATACACCGTCTTGGGCGCATCGAACGTGATGTTCCTACACTCGCCACGGTTGCCGATGCGCGTGCCGCTGATGGGGGCCGATGTGCCCCTGACATAGAGCCCCCGGAAGTCTGCGTCTGTCAGGCTGGGAGCGGAGTTGACTACGAGGTCAACAGAGATGCCGTAGGTTTCTGACGAAAAAAATACGCGCCGGTTGCCCGCCGTGCCAGTGGTGGACAGGGTGCCGTTGATGGTTTGCTGAGAGTCAAAGGTGATTGTTTTTACCCCTGCGGCAGATGGTGCAG